ATCAGGCGCTGGATATGTAACAGTCGAGTACATCCAAGGCATTAACAACGCCTAAAGGAGGTAGCACATGGCTGGTCCAGTAACAGCGTATAATTGGGTTCAAGGAACGACGGCTGCGGTTGTCGGTCCGTCTCGGTCACGTTTACGGCAGGTTGTAATTTATGCGGCGGCTGCGGGTGCTTTCACGTTGAAAAACGGAAGTGCAAGCGGGGACACTTTGCTTACGCAAAAGTTTCCTACAGGCCATCATGTAATGAACATTCCTGATGATGGCATCATCGCAAGCAACGGTGTTTATGTCTCAGCGTTTACAGGATCGGCTAATGAACTAACGATCATCCTTTCGTAGGGGGGTCGCATGGCATACGATATCCGTTCCATCACACAGGTCGGAACATCGGAGCCGTTTGAGCTTCAGGTGTCCAGGGGGCAAATCCCTGGGCATCGTGTTCGTAATGTTTTTGGTTTTTCAACGGCTATAGGAACATCTTTTACAACTCCGTGGGAGTTGGGAAATACAAATGCACTACCTTTGATAAGTACCGCTTCTCCGTTAGACGTTGCTAGTAGCGCAGCGGGAGACACAACACAGATTGTTCGTATTATTGGTTTGGATGCGGACTACAATGAGATTGCAGAAAATGTTTCTTTAAATGGTACAACTACTGTAACGACAACGAACTCTTTCAAAGCTATTAATGATTTTATTACAGTAAGTGGAAACTGCGCTGGAAACGTTACAGCGAAAATTTCTACTGTCGTTTATGCTCAGATCACAGCGGGAACTGGTCGTAATCAAGCAGCAATATTTACGGTTCCCGCAGGTCATAGTTTTTACTTATCTAGAATTGATGCCTTCTCAGCTACAGCCACTGGTGCGAGTAAGTATATAACCTTTCTTAATAAAAACACATTCAGTGATGGTCGTGTGTTTAATGTAGCAGAAACTACTTTTGCCCAACGTATGGATATCATGCGTGTGCTACCGTTTAAGATTTCTGAAAAAACTACTCTTGAGTTTCAAGTAAAAACAAACAGTACAACTGCCGAGGCGGGAATATTTGGAGAAGGTTTTTTAGTTAAAGAAGAGGGGAGCTTGTGATGGCTAAGATCGACAAGTCCAAGATGAAATGCAACAGCCCAAAGCGTCAGAAGTCTGGCGGCAAAAAATTTGTTGTGAAGGCGTGTAAGGACGGAAAAGAAAAGATTGTCAGATTCGGGGATGCCAATATGACTATCAAGAAGTCAAATCCCAAACGAAGGAAATCATTTCGTGCCCGTCACGGCTGTGATACTAAACGTTTAGATAAACTAACGGCCCGTTATTGGTCGTGTAAAATGTGGTAAAGATGGATAAGAACGTGCAACTTTTGTTTTGGGGAACTGGTCTGACTTTAGGATCAGCGGGTCTTGTGTGGATGATTTCTACGTTGATTAGCGTGGATAAACGGACAGAAGTTATGGACGTAAAAATAGATCATTTGGTTCAAGCGGTCGAACAGTTAACAGAAAGGCAGGCGAGTTATGATCAGTCGTGGACAGATGCCCTTTCAAATCTCCAAGCCTCCAGAGGTGAAGACTAATGGCAAAAAAGTCAAAAACAAAAAAAGACGCGTGTTACCACAAAGTAAAAAGCCGATACAAGGTTTGGCCCAGCGCATACGCTTCAGGGGCACTTTCTAAATGTAGAAAAGTCGGTGCAAAAAATTGGGGTAACAAGACAAAGAAAGCTGATGGTGGTTTAATTGCATCAGTAGATAATCCCAAACGTCCTGCTCGTAATCGATATAAGAATGGTGGAATTATTGCATCGGGCTGCGGCTGCGTGGAGGAAAGCAGGCGTAAAAGCACGAGGACTTTCTGATGGCAAAGAAAAAGAAAAACTCTCTTCGGGAATGGTTTTCAAAAAACGATGGCAAGGGTTGGGTAGACTGCAAAACTGGAAAGCCTTGTGGTCGTCAAAAGGGAGAAAAGCGTCGGAGTTATCCAGCTTGTCGTCCGACGATGGCGCAATGTACATCAGCAGCAAAAAAGAAAAAGTCGTCCAAACGAATAAGTTGGAAGAACAAAAAAGCCGACGGCGGATTGGTAAGGGTGTTTTGATACGAGAGTGGGCAGAAGAGTTAGCAAAACCCACCGCACACAACAACGGTGTAGCGGCCTGCCCTTTTGCTTTGCCAGCTTATGAAAATCGTGAAGTAAAGTTTATAGTGTCAGATGATCTATGGCCTGATGTACTGACGGAATCGTCTAGGTTTTTGCATACTGGTTATAAGGTTACGATGATTTTTGACTATGACTACGATTACGACTACGATCAACTTGAAGAAGAATGTATGGCCCTGAATAAGTTTTTTACTTTTGCGGGTATTGATATATGGCTGTTAGCGTATTTGCGTGAACATGCTATTGTTTTTATACAGCGTTGGTCGGAATTAGAAAACGCTGCTGCAAAGTTGGAAAAACTAGGGTATTATACGAACTATGACCCTCAAGATTATGAACGGCACATCTTAGGCCGTAGAAACAGGAGTATATAAAATGCCAGGTAAAATGATCAGTAAATCAAAAGAACCAGGGTTAGCCGCTTTGGCAAAGGAAGCCCCTGAAGCAGTAAAAAAGATGGGTAAAGATCCAAACAAAATTGGTATGATGCGTGGAGGCCCTGTTAAGATGATGCGCGGAGGCAAAGTTGGATATGCCAACGGTGGCTGCGTTATGGTTAAAACAAATCAAAACCCACATATGAGTTAAAAACATGGCTACTTCAGGTTCAAGAGACTTTAATTTAGACGTAGGCGAGATCATCGAGGAGGCGTATGAACGCTGTGGCCTTGAGGTTCGCACGGGCTATGATGCACGAACTGCACGTCGGTCTTTGAACCTGATGTTTGCAGACTGGGCGAACCGTGGTGTAAACCTATGGACAGTGAAGCAAGGTACGGCAACGCTTGTTCAGGGCACGGCAACAGTTACGTTGGGAGCGGATGTCGTAGATATTTTGGAGATGGTGTTGCGTAGAAGCGGCACTGACTATGAGATTGAACGAATTAGTCGTGGTGAATACGTTACTTTACCAGACAAAACCACCCAAGGTAGGCCGAGCCAGTTTTGGTTCAATAAGCAAATTCAGCCTGTTATCAATCTGTGGGCTGTACCTGAGAACTCAACTGACCAGATTGTCTACTACTACGTGCAACGGATTGAAGATGCTGATGCCCTTGTTAATACTACTGATATGCCTTTTCGTTTTTATCCTTGTATGGTGGCGGGGTTAGCCTATTACATCGCGATGAAACGGGCTCCAGAGCGCATACAGTTGTTAAAGTCTGTGTACGAAGAAGAGTTCCAACGTGCGGCGGACGAGGACGAAGACCGCGTTCCGTTGAAGTTGCAGCCTAGCATACAGTATTTGAGGGTCTAATGGCATACGCTTCGGGCAAACATGCATGGGGAATATCGGACAGATCGGGCCGTCGCTACCGTCTTCGTGAGATGAAGGTAGAGTGGACTGGTGCGAAAGTCGGTCCTGATGAGTTTGATCCGAAGCATCCACAGTTATTTCCGCCCAAGGCTTCTCCTGATCCACAGGCATTGCGTAACCCGCGTCCAGATCAGGCTGAGTCATTACAGGTGTATGTTGACATCCCGACCGTCGAAGCACCTACGTTGGAGCGTGTTCGAGCAATAGGCAAGGTCGGTAGCGTTACGGTGACGACATGACTATGACATACGGCGAACTGAAGACAGCCATTCAGGATTACACAGAGAACGATGAGACAAGTTTTGTAAACAACCTGCCTTTGTTTATTCGACTGGCAGAGGAGCGCATATTAAAAAGTGTGCAGCTTAATCTGTTTCAGAAAAACCAGTCAGGAGCCATGACCACAGGCAACGAGTATTTAGGTGCTCCATCTGATTTTCTTGCACCGTTTTCTTTGAGCATCGATGTCAGTGGTGCCAAAGAGTTTTTGTTGTTTAAAGATTTGGACTTTGTGCAGACGTACACGCCTGACGCAACAACCACAGGTCAACCTAAGTATTACGCTCAATTTGATGTAGACAATTTTATTCTCGCGCCAACGCCAGATGCAAACTACGTTGTGGACATTCATTATCTGTATCGCCCTGCGTCACTAACAATTGGAGCCGACAGTGGTACAAGCTGGCTCAGTGAAAACGCAGAGATTACTTTGCTTTATGCGTCTTTAGTCGAAGCGTATACTTACATGAAGGGGGATCCCAATCTAATGCAGATGTATAACCAACGTTATGCAGAGGGGATCACAAGACTGAAAAACCTTGGCGAGGCTCAAGAGGTTATTGATGAGTATCGTTACGGGCAGATTAGGAAACCACGCACATGATTCCAGAGTTAAACATAGATTTACCTAAAGATTTTAAGGTAGAGGTACACACCACTCAGAACCGTGGCTTTACGCCAGAAGAAATAGCAGAACGGTGTGCAGAAAAAATTATTTCGGTCTCGGATGAAGCACATCCTGCAATACAAGCGCAAGCCCGTGCCTTTCAGAAGCGTATTGTACAGTTGGTCGG